CGCCAGGGTAGCTTGTGCCCTTGTGAACCGCTTCACCAAGATAAACACGATTGCGGAAGAGCTTGTAGAGGAACCCTTTGTCGATGGGCCGACCTCGCTTGTTGGTAATGCCTTTGCGGACAAGCTCGCGGGTGAGCCTGGTGGCTGATCCCAACTCGACAAATCGCTCGAAGATGAAGCGGATCTGTGCCGCTTCTGCCTCATTGATAACCAGCTTCCGATCGACGGCATCGTAGCCCCATGGCACGAACCCACCCATCCACATGCCCTTGGCGCGGCTGGCCGCAATTTTGTCGCGGATGCGCTCGCCTGTCACCTCGCGCTCGAACTGTGCAAATGACAGCAGCACGTTGAGGGTTAGGCGCCCCATCGAGGTCGTCGTGTTGAACGACTGGGTGACCGAGACGAACGTCACCTTGTGCTCATCAAACACCTCAACGAGCCGCGCAAAATCCATCAGTGAGCGGGACAGGCGGTCGATCTTGTAAACTACGATGACGTCGACCAGGCCTGCACGGATGTCTTCCAGCAGGTTCTGCAAGCCCGGACGATCAAGGTTGCCTCCTGAATACCCGCCGTCATCATAGCCTTCGCGCATGGTGAGCCAGCCTTCGTGGCGCTGGCTCGCGATGTAGGCCTCACAGGCTTCGCGCTGCGCATCGAGGCTATTGAACTCCTGCTCAAGGCCTTCCTCTGATGACTTCCGGGTGTAGATGGCGCAGCGGATGCGGCGTCGTGCCTCAGTCATCGAGAGCCTCCATCAGCTGCCCGAAGGCCAAAGAAGCGGTATCCGTTCCAGTTGGTGCCGGTGATAGATTTGGCAATCGCCGACAGCGATTTGTAGCGCCGACCATTCCAGTCGAATCCATCCTTGGCGACCACGACCGTGTGCTCGGTCCCTTTCCAATCCCGGATCAGGCGGGTGCCAATGATTGGGTTGCGGGGATCTGAGATCACCGACTTCCTGACCTTCTTGCCCTCGACCTCGTCTGCCAACAAATCGAGGGTGCGGATGATGGGTTTGCTAAGGCCACCGAAGGCTAGCTCCTGAATCCGGTGGGCGAGGCGCTGCTCAAGAAAAGGGCGGCTGTTGTTGGGAGAAGCGGCATTGAACAGCTTCTCCCACTGCGCCTTCAGCTGCGGCATTGTCATGGTCTTAAGTTCGGCCAGGCGCGCAAGCACCTGCGGGTCGTCATAGTTCTGCATTAGCGTTCTCCAACTCGGGGGCGACCCCGGGTTCGACACACGCTCTTGGCGGGCGATGAGCCAAGTGAACTATCTGCGTCCCGCGCAGATATAGAACTGGACTTTGCGTGCATCCGCATGATGCCAGCCGCGATGATCCGCCCCAACTCGGTGAAGCGTTCGTCGTCGGTCATGTTGTCGATGGGGCAGGGGCTTTCGCCCATGGGGGAGCGGTGCATTGGAGTTCAGTCCTTTGGTGGGTCTGAACTTTCCTACTGATGGTGCCTTATTTGCGTCCCACCGGGTAGCATTAGAAAATGCGCAACCCGCTTCTCGTCAAGCAATCCCTCGACGTCCAATGGATGCCAGCACCTTGCGATTGATGCTGTGCCGCGAAGCAAGTTGCCGGGCTGTCAGATCGCGTTTGCGGTGCGTGTCCTGTTGGAAGCGATATTCCCAGTCGTTAATGATGCCTTGTTGGTGGAAGAGCGCTGCTGCGTCGGGGCCGATGCTCTTGTCGGGATTGTTCCTGATCCGCTTGATGGATGCGAAGATTAAATCCGAACGGAAGCCCAGAAACCTCTTCACGCAGACGTTGCCAACGTCGACCGACTGACCCGTCACGGCATTTGTGATGGTGCAGAGGTCGATGATTGGGAAGTGGCCGCAAAGACATGCTTCGGGCTCATCGGCTTGGCTGATGCCAATAAGCTTCCATTCTTTACGAGCTGTCTCCCAATCCGTCGCCTTGCTTAGCTTCAGGATCTCAGCTTTCAGGTGCGCAAAATTGTATCCGTCACTCATTGGCCACCTCAACTATCAAAACATCTCCCGCCCATACCAGCGTATGCGCCCGATGATGTTCACCTCATCTGCTGAGCAATCATAAGGCGGGTAGCGGGTGTTGTCGGAGATGATCTGCACCCGCGGCGGATCGCTCATCGGCACATGTTCCAGCCGCTTGGCAACTAACCCAAGGCCGTCATGCAAGACGAAGATGCCTGGCGGCTGTGGGATCTTCTGCGACATGTCGACCAGCACAGTATCGCCGTCGACAAGGGTGGGCAGCATGCTGTCCCCTTCAACCTGCATAACCCGCAGCATTGACGGCGCCGCCTTCAGGCGCTCCTTGATCCAGGCGCGGCGGAAATGGAAATCACGGCCAGGCTTGCCGTCCTCATCAAGGATCGATCCGCCGCCCATCGATGGCCGTGCATTGACGTAAGCGATCCCAATGAAGTCGGACTCGGCACCTTCATCAAGCGGGGTTTCGCCCTGAACGTCGCCTTGGCCGTGTAGCAGCCATTCGACATCGACCTTCACTACAGCAGCAATGCTCCGGAGCCTCTCGATGTTGGGCGACTGTGATCGTCCCCGAATGATGTCGTAGACAAAGGACCGGTTCACACCGGACAGAGAGGCGACGTCGGCAGCGTTCATGCCAAGCTGGCGAATGCGGGCGCGCAGCCGCTCCTGCAGAGTTGTCGACATATCTATCCTCAGAAATTTGGGTTGTGTGGATAGAACAGGATTGCCCGTCCTTTGTCAAGCTGATAAGAGAACAATACCGGAACAAGGGGAATCGGCAATGGGGCGGATCAAGAAGGATTATCACGAGCTTGAGGAACTTACTGCCCGGTGGAAATTGTCCGAGTCCGATCTGCGGTATGCGGTCGAAAACGGCCTGCTCACCCTCTCGGTCCGCATCTACGGCGCGAACATGGTGCTTGGCTCGTATGAAGACGAGGATTGGGGGCGCATGCCGGTTCCTTACGAGCAAACCTACTTCGACGGGGTAGTCGATATCCGGCGCTACGACATCTACCGCCTGTTCCAGGAGGGCGAGGTCGCGCCCTGTGACTTCTCTCTGCCGAACGGCGATTATGCCAACCTCATGAACGATATAGACGTCCGCCCAATCCGCCGGGCCAATTTGGTCGTGCGTGAGGCCGAGCGCGCGCGGTTCGAACATGAAGTTTTGCAATCTCTGGGAAATGCCGAGCCGACGCCTCCAGACTTTCGCCGGTTCACTTACGATGACCACATCTGGCGGTTCACCGAGATGCAGGCGCGGGCCATGCTCTACCTCTTCAACGCCGCCCGGAATGGCGATCCTGAACAGCACTGCCGCAAGATCCTCGAAGCCGCCGGGTCGCAGTCGGAAAAGATTGGTCACCTCTTCTCAACCCGGAAAGGATGGAAGCAACTGGTCCATCCGAGCACCGGCCGCTCGGGCTGGTACTTCCTGGAGCCTCGGTTGGTGGTCGCCATGGCGGCCTGATTTCGTTTTACCATTCGTGGTTTGAATTAGCCCGCCTCGAGCGGGCTTTTTCGTGCGCGACGAAGGCGCCGATTCTACATGATCGGGACCAGCCGAGTGGGTGCTTGGTCGGGATCAGGTCGGTGCCCGGGTGGGAAAGGTCTGGAGCGGTGGGGATCGCCGACGGATCTCCGAAAAATGCCTGTTTCGCAGTTGGTTGGAGTTGGCAATAGCGCCAACCACTTTCGCAACGACCGCCTCCGCAATCTTCTCCTAGTCCTGTTTCGTGATGAAAAAACAGGACGAGCCAATGAAAACCTATCTCACCCAGGAACAGCTGGGACAACGCTGGTGCATATCGCCCAAGACGCTGCGCCAATGGCGCCTGCTCGGCTGGGGGCCGCGCGTGCATCTGGCCGGCAGCATCTGCCTTTATGACCTCGATGCAGTCGAGGCCTGGGAAGGCGGTGCCCTGTGAGCCCGGCCGAACTCGAGATCATCCAGCGCGAAGCCAACGCCGCAGCCCAGCGGCTGGCGCGGCGCCTCAATCTGTCAGCCGATGCTCGCTGTGACGTGTGCCAGGAGTTGCTGGCTGATCTGCTGGTCCGGCTGCGCCATTACGATCCGGCCCGAGGCACCCTCGGAGCATTCGCTGGGCGTATCGTTGCCAATCAGGCCTGCTGCATTGCCAAACGGATTCTGCGCGAACTGCGCGTGACCCCTTGTTCGCTTGATCAGGATGATGGCTGCCCGGTTCGGGCCGATCAGATCCCAGAGGATCAGGGGCTTTGCGCGATGTTCGGTCAGCCGGTCGATGCGCGCTCTGCGATCGAGCGTCGTCTCGACCTGGCGCGCTGTCGGAGCCGCCTAACTGCCGCTGAAGCTGATCTCTGCGGCGGGCTCGCCGAGCATCCCGTGGCTGAACTCGTCCGTCAGGGACTGGGCAGCCGCAGCAGCATCTACCGCCGCATTGGCGAGCTGCGCGCCCTGTTCGCGGCCAGCGGCCTTGCGAGCGCCTGAGACACTTTTCCGGCTCCCCCAGTAGAGGTGAACATGACGAACATTTCTCCCATCAAACCGTCGGGCAAGGTCTCGATGAACGAACTCCAGCTGTGCATGTGGCTGGGTGACGCAGCGCCGGGCGATAGCCTCGAATATCATCAGGGCTTCCTGGCTAAGGATATCGAGGCTGGCTCCAAACAGCGGCTGAAGGAGCCCGATCGCATTATGCTCGAGCGCCTTGCCTGCCGCGCGCGCTGGGCCGCCGAACGCGGATTTGCGCATCTTGTTCAGCGGCGCATCGCCCCCGACCAGTTCAGCTACCTGGTGATCGCCCGTCCGCGCGCACCTGCCGCCCGAGGCCCGCTGGCCTTTATCGAACTGGCGGCCGCAGCATGAGCCGGAACGCATTTGAGCGGCATGGGCTCGATCACCTTTCGGCCTCTTCCATCAACCTTTTCGTGGCCCAGCCGGCGATGTGGGCTATGCAGAAGCTGCTGGGCCGCAAGACCGGTGTTGGCGCCGCCGCACATCGCGGAACAGCGGTTGAGGCGGGAGTTGAGCTGGGTCTGTTTGATCCGGCACTCCCTGTCGAGGAATGCCAGCAGGCCGCACTCGCCAGGTTCAACCAGCTGACCGCACTGTCGGCAGATCCCAATGTCGAGAAGGAGCGTGCAGGTATCGCGCCGGCTGTTGCGGTGGCGCTCAAGGAACTGCGCCAATACGGCATTCCGGGCTCAGCGGACAGCACCCGCCAGCATCGGATCGAAGTAACCCTGCCAGGCGTGCCGGTTCCGTTCATCGGCTGGCTGGACTTCTGGTTCCCCGATCACGGCATCATCATCGACCTGAAGACGCAGGGGCGGCTGTCTTCGAAGATCTCCGATCCCCATGCGCGGCAAGGCGCGATCTATCACGCCGCTCACGGCAACAACGAGATCCGTTTTGCCTACGTCACGCCGCAGAAGATCGGGGTCTATCGGCTGGAAGATCCCGGTCTGCATCTGTGCCGGGTGGTGAGCATCGCACAGTCGATCGAGCGCTTTCTCAGTCTTTCCGAGGACGGCGCTGCGCTGACCGCTGCCCTCTCGCCGGATCTCGACAGCTTTTACTGGAAAGACGTTGGCGCCCTTGCGGCAGCCCAGGAAATCTGGGGCCTCGCCCCCGAGGCAATGCCGCAGGCCTGACACGCGGCACTCCCAAGCAAACAAGGAAACAGGAAAATGGGTTTCATGTCTGTCCCGTCCTCTGGCGGGGATTTCAAGGTGTTCGTCTCCTACAATGCGAAGGCCGGTCGCTGGTACACGAAGAATGACGGCAAGGATGAGCCGATGTTCGAAGTGACCGACATGACTGCGGTCTTCGACATGCCCAATCTCGTGACCGGCTGGTTCAAGTTCAGCTCCGGTGTTGCTCCGGAAAAGGTCATGGATCCTTCGCTGGCCGATGCCGCGCCTAATCCTGGGGCGGACTTCAAGCGCGGGTTCCAGATCGACCTCTACTCGGACAAGAACCTGATGGGGCTGCGCGAGTTCAGCTCGACCGCGGGCATCGTCATTGAGGCGATGAACAACCTTTACGACATGTGGATGGCGGCCCCCGAGAACGCTTCGGGCAAGCTCCCGGTCGTGCGCTGTTCCGGCGTGCTGCCAATCTCCAACAAGCACGGCACGAATTACCAGCCGACCTTTGAGATCGTTGGTTGGACCGACCGGCCTGCAGGCCTCTCCGGCGCCGAAGTGGCAAAGGCCAGTGCGCCGGCACCAACGGCAACAGCGCCTGCTGCGCATATGCCGCCTCCGGCTCCAGCCCCCGCAGGCTTGGGCGCTCCGGTCTTTTGATGAGCGGGGCCGGGCTGCCTTGGTAGCCCGGCTTCCTCCGACAATCTCCAGAACATTTCCGATGTAGAAAGTGGTCCCGGCCGTCATGGCGCGTCGCATTGAAAACGGCAGTATCGATATCGACGCGATCAAGGACCAGTTCCCGCTGGCCGATGAGGTGCGCCGTCATCTGACCTTGAAGCGCCGCGGGGCCACGCTAGTCGGCCTCTGCCCATTCCACATGGAGCGCACGCCGTCCTTCGCGGTCTATCCCGATGAACAGCGGTTCCATTGCTTTGGCTGTGGCGCGCATGGCGACATCTTTGACTTTCTCGAGGCCCAAGAAGGTCTCGACATTCGCGCCGCGGCAGAACGGCTGACCGGCGGGAACTTCCCAGTCATGTCGGAAGCGCGCGTGGCTGAACTGCGCGCCCGTCAGGCCCGGTTCGAAGCCGAACAGGCCGAACGCCGCAGGCACGCAGCGGAGCAAATGCG